ATATTTCTGTGTCTGGTTTAAGATTAAACAAAGGTAATAGATTGCTTAAGAATGATACAATAATTGTTGATTGCACAAACTCATTCATAAATAAATATAAGTGTAGTCCGCCACTTTTAGATTCGATAGGTATAAGTGGTAGTTTGTATTGTTGAATTGTTTCTAAATAAAATTTTTTATCAAAGTTTTCATATTTTTTAGGATCTATATCTATTACTCCAAACCTAGCATCACCGCTTTCATTAGTTGGTTGTATACCAACAGATACTTTACCTTCTAAATGTTCTTGATAAATTGTGTCTGTAAATTCTTCGTAGTTCCATCTGTAATTAGGTTTTTGCTTTCCGCTTTCTGGGTCGACAATTGCGTTAGTCCAATCTGCGATTCCATACGCATGTCTATAGCCATTAAATATTTTTATATACTCTTGCATAGTTATCCTGTCTACATGGGCCACTTAGTCTCCCTTGTGGCCCACGCTGTGCACATACCCCGAAGGGATTATATAATGCTGCTACTTTCCGCTGGTTTCTGTTCACCATGCTTAGCTTTCACTGCACCTTTAGAGATGCTTTCAGAAAACGATTTAGCTTGTTGATAGATACTCGCGTCAGTAATAGGACCAACTTTACTTACTTCCCAACCAAACCACGTGCCTTTATCATTAGACATTTGGGTAGTCTTTAGTTTGTAAATGTGGCTAAAAGATGCCGGTGTATATAAACCGTTTTTACCTTTTAGTTTTATGCCCGACATCATTGAATTCCATTTTCTACTAATTTTTAATTGAGTAGATTTCATAGAGATCAATGCAGTCGATGGACTGTCTCCTGTTATGATTACAAAATGTGATGCAGTCTTTTCAATGTAATTACCATTAGGTAATCTATCTTTGTAACTTGCATCTGCTTTTGTTTTAGACATGATATCAGATGAAGAATCATAGATTGCAACTGGTGCACCTGGTCCTTCTCCTCTATCTTTCCATTCGATGTATTCGAGTTTGTAAAAACATGGAATTACATCTATGCCTTTTACTCCGTCGTATAAATCTCCAGTTACCGAATTGAAAATCATTCCGGGTTCTGCACCTTCAACATACTTACCATCACGTTTGTTAACTTCTGGTGAAAGTTGTCCTAGGATTTTAAGAAAAGGAAGGGCTAGATCTTCTTGACCTATTTTTCCCAAACCTTTTGCTGCATCTTCTTCAAAAATATTTGAAGGAAGTCCTGCAGTCTTTTTCTCTGCTACTTGGTTCATGGTTATTTACTCCTTGTTATTTTTGTTCTGTTGCTCGTGAACAAATTAAATAAGTCAGAGGGCATATCAAGTCCAGCCTCAACACGCTCTCTAACTAATGCTTTAAGTGTCATTGGTTCAACCTTTAATTTCTGGATAGGTTCATACCCTTGACCTTGCGCAAGGACAGCATATTGCTGTGCCTTGTTATCTTCGGAACGTCCAAAAGCAACAGTTACCTCATTTTTGATAAGGTCACCTAGTCCGTTCTCACGAAGCCATTTATATGCTTCTTCCTTTTTATCTGCAGGTATAGAAGCACCATAGACAGGTTTAACTTCTACTGAAGTCCCGTCTGCTAATTTTAATGTAGAGATGTTCATTTCTTGCATCATTGTAGGTATCACCTCTGATGATACTAATTCTACTTTTCTTTTCATCTCTTTATATTCTTGTTCTTTAACTAAAAGTTCTGCTTCTAGTTCTTGTAGTTTAACGACTTGATCAGATAATTTATTAGCATCATTTGCGCTATCTAAATCTTCTCTTTGGTCTTTTTCAAAATCAATCGACATTGATTTCTCCTTTCTCATGTAAGTTTATTTTTAAAGGATAATACATTTTTTCTTGTCTATCCCATTTAAGTAAATTAAATTTACCATTTGTTATTTCAGAAACAATAGAGCACGCAATACCAATAATAGCTGGATCACCTGTTAATAATAAATAATCTTCTGAAGTATAGTTTCTTAAAAGTTTTCTTAATTTAAAAACTAATGGTCCAGGAGAAAAAATTATTTGAGAAAATTCTGGTAATAAAAAATGAAAATCACCATACTCTCTTGCACTCATAATATTTATTTTAGGAGCACCTGCTTTAGTTCCAGGTAATTCTTGGATTACGTAAACTTTTTTTCTTTCTGACATTGACAAACAATATAGGAAGTTATATATAGATGTCAACTAGAAAGAAGAAGATTATGAAATATAAATTTAAAACAGAGCCTTATGCTCATCAATTAAAAGCATTAGAGCTTTCTTGGGACAAGCCGTACTTTGCCTATTTTATGGAAATGGGTACTGGTAAATCAAAAGTACTGATAGACAATATTGCTATGTTATATGACGCCGGTAAAATTAATGGTGTTCTAATTGTGGCACCAAAAGGTGTATATAAAAACTGGTATGATAGTGAGATACCTACACATATGCCAGACCATGTAGAATATCAAGACTGTTTATGGCAATCAATGATTACTAAAAAACAACAGGCAGAATTAGATAAAGTTTTTGTACCTGGAGAAGATTTACATGTTTTAATTATGAATGTAGAGGCTTTTTCTACTAAAAAAGGTGTAGAGTTTGCGGCTAAATTTTTACGTTGTCATAGAACTATGATGGCTATTGATGAATCTACAACTATCAAAAATCCGGATGCTAAAAGAACTAAACATATATGTTCTTTAGGAGAATATGCACCATATAAAAGAATTCTTACAGGTTCTCCGGTAACTAAATCACCTTTAGATTTATACAAACAATGTGAGTTTCTTAAAAAAGAATTACTAGGACACAGCTCTTATTATACGTTTAGAACTAGATACGCTAAAATGAAAACAGCAAATTTTGGTGGCAGATCTGTACAAATTGTAACTGGCTATCAACATCTAGGAGAATTATCAGAAAAACTTAAAGCTTTTTCATACCGCGTATTAAAAGATGACTGTTTAGATTTACCTGCAAAAACATTTATTAAACGTATGGTCCAACTTACACCAGATCAAACTAAATTATACAAACAAATGAAAGTCTTAGCTCTTGCACAAATGGATGGCAAGATAATGACTACTGCTACAGTTTTGACGCAATTAATGAGACTACAGCAAATAACTTGTGGTCACTTTACTGCAGATGATGGCACTATAAAAGAAGTAGACTCTAATAGATTACCAGAACTTATGAATGTATTGGAAGAGATAGAAGGTAAAGTTGTTATATGGGCCCATTGGCAACGAGATGTACATAGGATAATCCGGGAGATATCTAAAAAATTTGGCGAAAATAGTTTTGTAGATTATTATGGTTTGACACCAATGTCAGAGCGTCAAAAAAATATAGAGAAATTCCAAGATCCAAACTCACCGGTTAAATACTTTATTGGTACTACACAGACAGGTGGTTATGGTATTACATTAACCGCAGCTAGTAATATGATTTACTATTCTAATGGTTATGATTTAGAGAAACGACAACAATCAGAAGCTAGAATAGATCGTATTGGACAACACTATCCTATGACTTATATTGATATTATGTGTGAGCATACTGTTGATGAACGAATTGTAAAAGCTTTAAAAAAGAAAGTAGATATTGCTAGTCAGATTATGGGTGAAGAACTAAAAGATTGGATTTAATTAACTACTTTACCACCAGACCATTTCATTTCTGGTAGGCCTTCGGTATATTTTTTTCCGTCGTAAGTTAAAACTTGTTTTCTATTTGCACCAGATTCGTGATAGCTTATGTGAACCCAACCACCTGCTGGATCTTCAGAATCATAAAACTCTAAAATTAATTGGTCAAAGTCTACGTTGTTTTGTAGCCAGTAAGCTGTTTGAATATTTGGCACGCCAAATATTTCTAGGTCACAGGCCTGGCCTTTTGCATGCTGCGAAGTTTTTTTGCTGCCAATTGCTTCACACAGCGCCTCGCTCCTGTAGCCCGAAGTAATCGTAACTGGCTTGTCAAAGTGTGCACGTAACGGTTCAAGAACCTCATAACATAGGTCACCTAAACTTTTAATTTCTCCAGCTCCTGGAGTATTATCAATATTTTTCCGAGTCGCTGTCATCGACTTGGTCATCTCTTTAAGAGTAAAGTGTTTACTAAGTTGCATGATTTTTTTATCTAATAATTAAAGCAAATATAACATATGCCATACCCGAGATCAACGCTCCAGTAGACACTAATAAGATGCTTTCTACGCGGTTAATTTGACGTTCAAGCTTATGTATTTTGTCATGCGTTTGCTTCTGCATGATTCTACACAGCTTTTCGTGGTCTTCTATTTTTTGTAATGCGTTTTTAGCCATTTGGAAATAGTAAACGGATTTTTTGGTCCATTGTCAAGTTAGAAAATTGGTTAGCTGCCTGTGATTGTGTCATAACAGACTGGTCAATTGATGGTAAGTTTAATGAAGTTTGTGTAACTGGTGTGTCTTCCATTATAGGCATTAAAGGGTTTTCAATTGATGGAAACACTGCTTCGTCTAATGTAAGATCTATTAATTGATCATAAATTTCTTCAACAGCATCTTGTGCTTCTTCGTAAGGATTTTCTAAACCTAAACGTTCTGCATTTTGTTCAAACGCTTGTTGTATTTCAACAGATGGTAAAAAAGGTTGAAATTCTCCTTCAGTCAAAGAGTTATAAGCTTTTGTTCCAACTCTATCAAAAGCTTCTATAATTTGATCTTCATCTAAACCTAATGTTTCTCCTGCTTCCATATCTAATTTCATATTTTTTTGTACACCAAATAAAGCACGGTTAGCATTTATAAAAGAATCTACAATGGTTCTTGGTTCTACCGGTCCACCTTTTAATACTTCTCTAGTAAATAAAGATCTAGAATCTCTAGTTCCTTTTTGAAAGTCTGCAATTTTAAAGTTCATAACTCTTTCTGCATTAATTTCTACAGGTCTAAAGCCAAACAATCCTGCAAACTCAGGACCAAATTCATATGTTTGACCATACTTATCAAATTTACCTTTAGTAATCACATCAACTTCTTCTATTGATTGGTCCATTCTTTTTAATTGATTAAGTGAAAAAGGCATTTGTGCTTCTACTAAGTGAGCCATAATTTTACTGGCTTTATCACCTGACGTATCTTGTGGGTTAAATACTTGGTAACCTTCTCTTGTTCTACCACCTCTAACTAATATATCTGTAACAGCTTCTGTCCAAATAGATTCAGAAATAAATGGTGATGCAAATTCTTTCATGGCTTCAAACGTACCACCAATAAAGTCATTAACTATACCATCATTATCTTTTTCACCATCAGCCACTCTGTTAACTACAGTTTGTAGTGGTCTAATTAATGTGTCATAAGCATTAGCGTGACTAAAATCTACGTAAGAGAAAGAACCATCTTTGTTTTTAATTGGTAGTAGGGTTGAGTTTTTAGACCAGTCAGCAACGTATCTTTTAATTGCTTGTCTCTCATCATCAGTTACATCGTATAGTGCACCAAACATTTCTGATACTGCATACGGTACAGCTGCAACGGTTGTAGTAAATCCAAACAATCTTGTGTACCCTGTTCTTTGAAAAGGTTTTAAAGTTTTACCATTAACAATTATCTCTTCGTTAATTTCTTTAAGTGCTCTCGTTACAATGTTTGTACCTGTTCTAGCAATCTCTGCAGGGAATGATACAAAGTTTCCAATAGGTAGTTTTCTTAGACCTTTAATAAACTCTGATACATAATCATAGTTAGGTATGTTATTTCGAACAATATCAGCTGCTTGTTCTTCTAAATATTCTTTTGTTAATCTTACCTCTTCACCGGCAGCGTTCTTAAAAAACTGTCCTCTAACTACACCCACTCTTTCAAAAGCTTTTTCCATTCTTTTTTGTTCCATAGCCCATGATGCTATCTTCCAGAAATCATCTTCAGCTGTGTATAAATCTTGTGATACAGATTTTAATTTTGATAATGGTTTTAACAATAATCTCATACCTTTGTCAGATGTCATAGTCTCACCAAAGTTTACATCTTCCATAAGTCTTGCAAGGTCCCCAAGTCTAACGTTAGAATTTACAACTCCAAGTTCTAACAATCTTTCATACAATTCATTCTGTTGCCTTGTGCCTTTTAACGGTGTTTGTAATGCTTGGTAAGCTTGTTTGATTGCAGCACCATCGGGTACAATACCATTAGCTGTAGCAAAAGCTCCAGCACTTACAAAGTTACGCATGTGTGTAACTGGTGATAAAATTGTTTTAGCAATCTGTGATGTAGCTTTAGGATACAACACTAAACTTTCATACATCTGCGCTAAGAATTTATTGTTTTCTGTTTGTAATGATGTTTGTTTTAATGCATCTGCAACACCAGGTCGTGCATACAAAGGATTTTGTGGATCAGCAAAAGGATTAGTTGCACCTTTACTAATGGATAACTTACCTGATGGATCGATCACTTCTATTTTTTTAAAGTCCTCACCAAATTGTTTCATGGCATCGTCATAACTTCTTGCAAACATTGGCTCTTTACCAGCGGCTTCAAGCTCATCAGATTTTCTAATTAAGTCATCAAAAAAAGTATTTCGTCTAGATATAACAGATAGTTTAGCTGTACCCCCTAGAATAGTTTGCATAGGATTTTTTTGTCTGCCTAATAATTGTTCTATAGCTTCTCGTGGTCCGCCTTTTTGTATGTCTAACATAGATACAAACTCTTTTGGTTTAGCATCATTTGCTTTATCCAATGTAGTTTTGTTTAAAAAGAAACTTGGTATTTTAAATAATGGTACATTACCTCTGTCCATTTTAAATCCTGGAGGCATCTTAACTGTTCTAAGTATACCAGCGATTGCATCATCTGCTTCTTGTTCACTTAATTCTTTACCTGCTTGTTCTGCACTTTGCATTAAAACAGCTCTTGTTTTTCCTATTGCCTCAGCTGTAGGTGTATAATTAAACCAAGGTATTAAAGATTTGTTTTGAAATATATCATAAGTTGAACCAAGGTAGTCTTTAAATTTACCACCAAATAATTCTTTAAACTCTGCTAATTCTTTTTTATCTAACTTACCGCCAACCTCACTAAATAGTTTACCCCATCTAGTTCTAATGTTAGATAAGCCACCATAAATAGCTGTTTCTATTTCTTTTGCTTGGTCAGCGTTTTTTGAAAACTTTGCAATTTTTTCTGATAGTTTTGCTTTTTTGGCTGCATCTAATGCATCAAATGTCATTACACCTGTATCATCTATCTTAGGGTTACCAGACAACAACAGATCATTAACTTCACCTAAAAATTTATTTCTGTTTGCAGCATTTTGTTTATTAAAAATAGTTCTGATAGGTGGAAATAATTTATCTACACTAATATCTATTTCTCTAGATGTGTTTCTTGCAGCTGCCGCATCCCCTGCTCTTAAACCTATTTGTTCTCTCTCCATTTGGAAAAACTCTGGAGTCTTGTCACCCCTTGCTCTCATTTTACCAGCAACTTTGTCAATCCATTTATCTATTTTACTGTTGTTGACATCTAATTTTTTATTTCTTTGCGCAACTTTTTTAATTCCTGCACCAACACCACCAAGGATACCGGTAAACAATGCACCTTCAGTTCCAAACTTAACTCTGTTTAATAGTTCTCTACCTGGATCGTTCTCATCATCTTGTAAATTAAATGCTAGTGAACCTGCTGCTTCTACGTCACCAACAAATACACCTTCAGCTATACCACCTGCAACAGCACCCGCTAAAAGTTTAGCAGCACCACCACCACCCCTCATATTTTTTATTGCGCTAGCTAATTTAGGACTGTTAGCTTTTAATAATGTACCAGTCTTACCTGCATTAATTGCTTTCTCTGCAAGTTTACTACCAAGTTTAAAACCATATCCACCTGGTAAACCTATGTTGACTAGTAGTTCTGTAATTTTTCCAGCGGCTGTTGCCTCTGCTCTTTCATCAAATGTTGTAAGGTCATCAAAGAATTGTTCTACTTCAGCAGCTTTGTTTGTCCCTGCGCCCAGGTCTATAAGTGTTGCGCCTAATGAAAATGCGCCTTTAGGTATTGCAATTAAACCTGATGCTATGCCGGACAGGACTGATTCAATAGTGCCTACTCGACTAAAATCTTCAGCCATGGTCCCTCCTATTCTTCTTTACCGAAATTCCACCATTTTTTATCTGAAGTGGATGAAGTAACTATTTCTTCTTTTAAAATTTTTCCGTTTTTATCTAGTTCAATAATTCTACCTTTAACAGTGTACACTCCAGCTCCATCAAAATCTGTTGATTTAACAAAGTCACTTACAGATTTATGGTCTTTAGAATTAATTGTTCCTTTATAAGTATTATTATCATAAGCGTCGCTTACACCTATTAATTGTTGTGCAACATATTCAGTAAGTTTATTACCTGTTAATTTTGCATCAATGGCTTTGTTTTTTGCTTCTAAAAGATTTGTTGCTAAACCTTCTGCTTTTCTTGAAGCGTCTTCATCGCTATAACCTCTAGCTTTAAAGTAATTATAGTTTTGATTCATAGTTCCAGTTCCCTCTTTACTAGCTTTAATTTGATCTAATTTTAAATCTTGTTGAACCTGCATCAAGTTTGCAGCTTCTCTTAGTTTCTCTGGTTTGTCATACGATTGACTTGTTTCTGCTATAACATCTGAGACTAAGTTCTCCGCGCCCAAGCCTGTTCTAGATATTCTTTGACCTGCTTTAATCATTGCATCGTACAATGCATTTTTCTGTGCACGATCATAACCCAGTCCTTCTAAGATAGAGTTAACTTTTTCTTTTCTACTTAATACTTTTGGTTCATCATCAACACTATCTGTTTTACCTTTATTTTCAATGACTTCATCAAGAGTGTATGCAAATGGAGATTTACCTTGTGTAGTTACGGTTCCATCTGCCTTTGATTTAAGCTTGTTTGCTTCTTCTAATGCTTCTAACTCTTTTACTTTTTGTCTGTATTCTTCAGTTCCTATAAAAGTTTTTCCTATTTTTGCTTTTTGTAATTCTGTTAATGGTTCAACTGGATCTATTTGCTCTACTTCAGCAGCTAACTGATCAGTTTCAGACATATCTATTTTTGGTTTTGTAACAACTTTTTTCATGTAAGGTTTAAATTCTTGTACTCTATATGGATTTCCAATACCTAATTTAGCTGCTTCATTTAAAACTTTTGGATCGGCAGCTGTTCCATCTTGTAAAACAGCTTGAACATTTTTAAAAACACTACCAGCATCTTGGTAACCTTGTCTTGGTTCTTGTATACCGGACATAATCCCTTCTTTAATAGGGCCACCATATCTAAACATAGGTCTATTTAAAACTTTCATTAATTGCTCCCTGGAAATCCAAATATTTTACCGTACAATCCTCCTACTCCTAGAGCTGTACCAATTGCTTGTGACATTGGACTAACCGGTGTAGGTTCTGCGTAAGCTGCCGATGAAACACCACCAGATAAACCTGTTAAACCTTGGCCATATTGTGATAGTCTACCATATGGTTCGTAAGCTGCTGTTCGTGCTGCTTGTTGATCTGCCTGTAGTTGAGCTTGTGTTAATCCTTGTCTTAAAGATCCCAGTTGTCCTAATGCCCCAACGTCGGCACCTAGTCCTGATCTTTGAAAATTAGATAAACCATATTGTTGATCAACTAATTGACCACCTTGTGTAAATGCATTTGATGCTGCTTGTTGTGCGTTTTGAAATCCTGATTGTAACATTTGTGCTTGTAATGCAGATCTGTCTGCTAAAGTTCTAGCATCGTATTCACCTAACATTGCACCTTCTCTACCACCACCAAAGTTACCTGTGGCTACAGCTGCATCTTGAATAGATTGTCTATCACCTGTTCTTGATCTATCATACTCTGCAAGTGTTGTATCAATAACTTGTTGTTGATAAGGAGACATGAAAGGTTGGTAAGCCTGTGGTCCAGTTAATGAACTAAGTCCACTTACACCAGTTTGTGCAGCTTGTAAAAATGGTTGATACGATCCTACACCAGCCGTTGCTAAATTAATTGCCTGTGTTTGTAATGGGTCTTCACCAGCAACAAATTGTCTGCCAGTAAATTTTGAAGTATCTATTGGTGCACTGTAAGCTGCTTTTGATTGTGCTGCGTAATCTTTTGCGTAATCTTGTAAAAAATCTGGTGTTGCCATTATACTACCCTTGTTTCTAATTGTTTCATATTATTATACATATCTTGTGCACCCTCTAAACCTTGTGACTCTTTAGATACCTGTCCACCAGCTTCTAAATGATCCATTAAATTTTCCATAACTTCTGCGCCTTTATCTATATCTCCACCACCTGCGTTTCTAACAGCATCTGCAGTAAATACAAACTCATTTACACTTAATCTTGCAGGCACATCGTCTGCTTTTTCTTTTGCACCAATAGGTACAAATCCACCTTCAGCTCTGTAATCTTTTTCCATACCACCTAGATCCATTAAACCTCCTTCGGCTCTTCCTACTCTTACACCGCCTGATGGGTAGTTAAATCTGTTTGTTCCTGGAGGAGTTCCATAACCAGGTACACTAGTTAATCCGCCACCCGCCATCATCATAGGACCTTCTGGTTCTGTTTGTACTGTTTGTGATTCAGTCATCGTCATTTCTTCTTCTTCTGGTCCCTGTTCCCCGGACGCTTGTTGAAGAACAAGTTGTTTAAATTCTGGATATGATAAGTCACCACCTTGTGCTACGTATTTTTGATATTCTTGTCTTAAAAATTTTTCTGCTTCTGGTGGTAATTGTGGCCCTTCGGTTTCTACCATTTCTTCTGCCTCTACCATTTCACCATTAGCATAACCTATTCTTCCGCCTTCAGCCGCATTCTGTGGTAAATAAAATCCTTCTTGTACAAAATTTTGATTAGGTAAAAAATTCATATAAGGATCTCTGTTTCTTGCCATCATCATTGCTGTGTATGGATCAATGTAAGACTCGTCAACCTCTTCTTCTATTTCTTCGTAGGGACCCATGCCAAATGCTTTTTGTATAAATGGTGTTGCAACCGCAAGTCCACCTAAACCTATTGCTAAATTTTTACCACTAAAACCTTTTCCAGGAATCATGGATCCTAAAAAAGAACCAAATTTATTGGTTTGAAAAATTCTATTACCACCAACATTTTCAAAACCACCTAAACCTAATCTAGAGAATAAACCTGCTTTACTAAATCCTGCTTTACTAAATCCACCACCTAGTCCATATCCTAAGCCCCCTATTAAAGCAGCTTTACCTAATGGACTTTTAACAATTTTCTTTACACCACGAACAGCTTTTTTAACAAGTTTTCCTAAAAAATAACCTTGTCTTGGATCTTGTAAAGAACCTATTCCTGATTGTATTTGTTGTGGTTGTTGCATTCTAGATATTGCCATAATTTTACCTTAATCCTTATGTTTACTTGGTTTTTGCTAACAAATCAAGAGGTGGCATTATAACTTTTACATCTTGAGCCATTTCTTCTTCTTTAAAACCTTTGTTTTCCCAGTCTTTTCTTTCCTTAAAAAGCTGACCAGTTTTTTTGTGTCTGTAAGTAGTTTCTACTTTAGCTTGTTTTATTTCCATTAGTCTGTTTTCTCCTTTAATATATTAAGATAGCTAATACCAAATACCACACCATCAGATACAGTGCCTGCTGTCGTGTATTCTAATGTTGTGCCACCTTCTACAATTAAAGGTAAAGTTAATATTTCTACACTTGTAGCAGCTACTAGTGTTTGTGTATTTACTATCTCAAATGCATTATTTTTAATAGTTACCGTAGGTGTATTAGAACCTGATTTGTTTGTAACTCTTAAAGACTTTATAATAATAGTTTCATTAACACTAGGTGATAACAACGCTACTGTTTCAGCAGCTGTCGTTGTTTTACCGTAAAATTTATATTGGTTTACTACTGCCATTATTCTAAAAAGAAACTTTTAGCTTCTATTTCTTGTTTAACTTCATCTTGAAATGAAGAGTTTAATTTTGTTATTACACCATCAAGATCTCTAACTAATGACTGTAAATTTTTTCTGCTATATTCTTCTTCAGCTCTAGTTAATGATTGTACAATTTTTGCCATTATAAACTTGCTAGTCCTCCGTATTTAAAAGTATCCGCACCTAAATCGTCCATTTTGCCTGAACCACCATAAGGATTAGCTCCTCTAAATTCTGCTCCGCCTCTAAAGTCTCCTCCACTGGTACCATCTGAACCCCCTAATGGAGTACTTTGTGCTATTTTTATATCTCTTTGTCTTTGAGCTGCCGCTTCTTCTTGTTTTGCTTTTTGTTCTGCAGCAAATTTTTCTTGTGCTTTATTTGTTTTATACATTGTAGAAGCTTCTAACATTTGTTTATATTTAAACTGTTTTCTTGGGTCTGCTTTTGTTTTAGCTATTAAATCTGTTATTTCTTCTTCAGTCATCATAGTTCCATCTGGTTTTGTAAATTCTTTATTGTAAATATCTATCTGACCTTCAAGATAACCTTTACCTGTAAAGTTTTTACCTGTTAAAGTTTTTACGCCACCAGGGCCATCAAACAACATACCTTGACCTGCTAACATATTGTATTGACCTTTCTGAATATTATCCATTCCACCTATTCTGTAATTAGGTTGACCTACTCTAGGATCATTTAAACCTTTTTCTATTTTGTTACGGATAAAACTACCGCCTGGTAAAAAACTTAACGCAAAATTAGCAAACCCCGGCAGTTCTTTATTTTTACCTGTCGTCATTTGGTACGCAGTCATAAAGTCATCACCTTCATAATTAGGATCCATGTCATACATAAAATTACGAGGAATACCGGATTGTTGAATATTACCATCAAGTCCTCCAAAATAACTTGGATCACCGTAGCTACCTAAAGCTACAGGAGAAACCGCATTACCATATCCAAAAACATTTCCGCCTGTTGGGTTATAATTATTTTTATTGTTAGCAAAATTCATAAAAGAATTGGTCGCAGTAATACCTGGACTACTTATTGCTGATGCATTATTAGAAAAATTAAAAGGAGTAGAGTCATTATAATTTAAAAGATACTTGTCCATAGGCATAAACCTTTTACCTGCATCATATCTTTCCTTATCAACTCCAGTATAAAACAATGACATTATCTTCTTCCTCCAGGATGTATATCTAATCTAAATGTACCTAACTTCCAGTCTTGACTTGCTGCAGTATTAGATACTTTTAACGCTATAGATCTCGCCCGTAATCTTGTATCTTTTTTTGTTGTAGATGATGTTATATCAAAATTTGAAGTAGTTGAAGAACTATTTGGATAAGTTCTGGTTACAAAACTTACTCTAGTAGACCCTGTTTGTGTGATAAAATCTGGTATAAATCTACTAATTCTCATTATAAATTCACCATCTCCTCTAAGATCCGGCATTCCTACTGTTTGTCCTGTGTTACTTCTACGTTGGGTAATATCAAAATCACCAGAAGTAATTGAACCAAGAATAGCGGTTGTTACTCCGCCGGCATCTACCTGGTCGGTCCCTGTTTCTTGTTGATAGTATATTGTACATCCATCTGTATTACCAATAACATCATAAGAAGTATTACTATCCGGGTTATAATAAGTTGCATGTGGTTTATCAAATACTGCTGAATCTTGCCATGCTGCACGAGCTAAACTTCCTGTTGTCCATATAGGACGTTTAGGACTAGAATCTAAATAGTTGTATGTTACCATTCTATTAACAACATTTGATCCTGATGTGCAATAGAACCAAGTTACTTCTCCAAACAAATTATTTAAACCGACATTTATTAAATCTCTAGATGTAAAATTTATGTCATCATAAACATAGTCTTCGACTAAACAAGGTATAGATTTTAATTGACCATCATAAGTAAAGAACCCATTCTCAGACATCCAATAAGCTGCACCATCAACCTCTATACATGCATTTTTACCGATCAGTCCACAGTTAGTTCCAACTTGTTCAAAAGAAAAAGTAAATGGCTGGCCTACAAATTTCATAAGAAACAATGCGGTATCTGTCCAAACATAAATTGCATCTCTACCTTTAATAGCCCCCATAATTCTAGAACCATCTGCCAGTCTTTGTGTACCAGCGGTGTTATTTGCTTTGACTGTGTAAGAATCTGTTTGGTCAATACTTTCCTGAGAAGAAAATCTTATAAACATATCGTCTTGTGTGGAGCTAGATCCAACGGTTGTTTCTGTTCCAAAAAATACTAAGTGTCGGTCCGGTGTAGATACCAATACGTGACGCGAGGCTGTTGGTGCGTTGGGTAATAAAGTTGCTCTAATTGATGTTGCGTTTGAAGGAGAAGCATCCCATTCAAAACATGCACCATTATATATAAGGGCAATTAATTTTGTTCCATAATTATCTAAAATCCATAGACCTGGATCGATTGTAAAGTCAGAAGAAGAAGCTTCTCCCCATGCTACATAATCAGAAATGTTAGTTACTGTTGCTCCAGCAGTATGGGCTGCTCTTGTAGTTCCATTAACTGCTCGTGCTCCTCCACTTAAGGTCCCTGTTCCCGTGTCATTGTTTGTAAAACTTATGTCTTCCGATCCAATTCTAATTTCTCCTGAAGCAGGAAATGCTGAAGTGTTTGCTAATACCACAGTCGTAGTGGCATCATCTGGAAGCGTTGTTGATAATGTAGAAGTTGCTGGTCCATTAGCTGTACCACCCCATAATGCTGTACCCCAACCAAAGCCACCTAATTGTTGAGAAGGTCCCACATTATAATAACATAAAACCGAAGTGCTATTACCATCACTTGTAGTTAACGGTGTCCCTGTTTCTTGAGCAGCCATTGTAATTGTAAAAGTAGTGGCTGTTGGAACAGAAGAGACCATATATTTTATGTCTTCAAAAGTTGCATTACTGTAAGTTGATCCTGCCGGTACTCCGGTCACACTGTCAAACAAAACAATATCATCTTCTAATAAACCATGGGCCCCGGTGCATACTACTGTAACTGTTGTTGATGAAGATGAACTTGTAAATTTTGCACCTGTTAAAGTGGTTCTTATAGGGTGAATGTCATAATACGTACCACCTGAATATACGTATAAAATTTTATTAGTTCCAATAGCGGCATATTTAATACCGGCATTGTTATCCCAATGATGTAAGGCCCTTCCCGCACCTGTTAATTTATCTTGTCCTAATTGAGACCAACCACCTATTTTTTCTGGAGTTCCGTATCTAAAACGTACGTTGTCACCATCAAACCATTGCCCTTCAGCTCCGGTTTCTGTAACTTGTTTATTAAATCCTGGGGCAAAACCTAGTTTTTGTAGCATATAAAATCCTGTTTATTAGCTATTATATTAGATTATAGAGTAATTCAATCTATTTTTAAAGTATCATTATCATAATTTTCATCTATGTCGTCAAAGTCTAAGTTAAAAGATACAATAATTTTCTCGACATCTTCAGTTATTTTAGGTGATCTATGAATTACAAAACTAGGAAATATAACTATGTCCCCTTCTTTAGCATCTATTTCAAATATTTTTTGTTTATTAATTAACTGTGTTTTAGTAGCACCTTTTGGAAACTGTAAATAATATACACCTGTATAATTATTACTATGAACATGCCAGTTGTGCACCCCGTGTTTTTTATATTTTTGAAACCATAGGTTTCTAATGTATGTTTTATTTAAATTTAAATGTTTTATACATTTTAAAAAATGCCTTTGTAAAAAAGGCATAATAAATTTTGTCCACTCTCTTTCCATATTTGCGCTTTCTTTCCAATCTAAATAATCAATCTTGTCGTTAGGATTACTATCAAAATCATTTTTTGATTTATTTATAAGCATTAATAGTCTGTCTTTAATTGAATGATGATGTTCAAATTTATCTTGAAAACCATACGATTCTAATTTTATTTTTAACATATTATAAATAATTAAAATTTATTACAATTCTTCGATCTTTATCTGTTTGACTTACTGCTGCATGGGGTGTTTTAGTGTCAATAATTAATAGTTTATTTTCTTCTGCTTTTATTTTAATCTTATTTTTTAACAAGGTATGACCATTGTTTGTGTTCACAT